CGTGAGACCAAAGAAAGGTGCCGAGGCGTGACTGCAACCACCCTCGGCGTGAGGCACGACAACAAGGAGCCTAGACATGCCTGCTAAATCGCTACCGCCGATTCATGACATCCGCAAGAATCTTTCTTATGACCCAGCCACTGGTGTTCTAACGCGCATCAAGACTGGTGAGATCCTTGATGCACGGAAGAACGGGTACATCAGATTCTCATTTATGAATCAAAGACTTTTGGGGCATCGCATCGCGTGGGCGCTGCACTATGGCGAACTGCCTTCACCAGAGATGGAGATCGACCACATCAATGGCATCAAAGATGACAACCGCATCTCCAATCTTCGCCTCGTCACACAATCCACAAACCTGAAGAACAAGACGCAATATCGCAACAACACGCACGGGTATCCCGGCATTTTGTTCGAATCTCACAGCCGAAGAGTGAGGCAGTGGCGCGCTCAGATCCAAGTGGATGGCAAAATGATGAAGCTTGGCTCATATATGTGCAAGACTGCCGCTATCTTCGCGAGGAAGCGGGCAGAGATCGAATACGGGTTCACCCAGTTGGCAGGAGACCGCAAGTGGCAACTCTGCATGAAGTAGCCGCGCACCTTGGCGTCACGATCAAATATGTGCAGGATCTGATTGCCAACGGCACCTTGGAAAAGAAGGGGCGCGGGGAGTACGACTTGGACGCATGCCGCGAGGCATACATCACACGGCTGCGCGAATCGGCGGCTGGCCGGGCGAACAGCGGCGACCTCAACCTGACCGAAGAGCGCGCCCGCTTGGCCAAGGAGCAGGCCGACGCAAAGGAGATGGAAAACTCAATCACGCGCGGCGAATTGGTGTATATTGAGGACGTGGCCAAGCGTGTTGAGATTGCGCTGTCGAAGGTGAAGATCAAGATATTGGCCATACCCACCAAGGTCGCGCCGGAAGCGGCGGCGGCTGACGACGCGAAGGAAGTGCAGGCTCTGATAGAGCGCCACATCATTGAGGCATTGAATGAACTCGCAGGAATCGACGCGGCAAGCGCAGGCTGAGAAGCTGGATGCCAGATTGGCCGAGGCGATCTCTATTGCCATGATGCCACCGCCTCGGCTGACGGTCAGCGAGTGGGCGGATACATATCGGGTGCTGTCGAGCGAGAGTTCGGCAGAGCCGGGCAAGTGGTCAACATCGCGGGCCGAGTACCAGCGCGGGATGATGAACGCGGTGTCTGATCCCGACATTGAGACTGTCGTTCTGATGACATGCGCTCAGGTCGGCAAGACGGAACTGATCAACAACGTCGTCGGCTATCACATCCACCAAGATCCGGCCCCCATGCTGGTGGTGCAGCCGACGCTGGAGATGGCGCAGACATGGTCGAAGGACCGTCTGGCACCGTGCCTGCGTGACACGCCCGTCTTGAGCGACAAGGTCAAAGATCCTCGGTCGAGGGACAGCGGCAACACGACACTGCACAAGACCTTTGCTGGCGGGCATGTGACGGCCTGCGGGGCCAACAGCCCGGCCAGCTTGGCGTCTCGCCCGTGCCGGGTCATCCTTTGCGACGAGGTTGACCGCTATCCGATCAGCGCAGGCACCGAGGGCGACCCGGTGTCGCTGGCCAAGAAGCGATCCAGCACGTTCTGGAACCGCAAGATCATCTTGGTCAGCACGCCGACCGACAAGGGTGCCAGCCGGATCGAAGCAGCCTACAGCGAGAGCGACCAGCGCAAGTTCTTTGTGCCTTGCGCCGACTGCGGTGAGCATCAGGCGCTGAAGTGGGGTCAGGTCAGTTGGACGGACAAGAACCCGTACTCTGCAATCTATACCTGCGAACACTGCGGATCGGCGTGGGATGACGCGGCGCGCTTCAGGGCGATCAGGAAGGGGCGCTGGCAGGCGACAGCCGAGGCCAAAGGCAAGGTCGCTGGCTTCCACATCAACGGCTTGTATAGCCCGTGGACGCCGCTTTATGAGGCGGTGTCGGACTTCATGAACAGCAAGCGTGACCCCATGCGGCTGAAGACATGGATCAACACCTTCCTCGGCGAGACATGGGAAGAGCAGGGCGATCAGGTCGATGAGATGGACCTGATTGAGCGCAGCGAGAACTGGGGCGATGAATTGCCGGAAGAGGTCTTGCTGCTGACCGCTGGCGTTGACGTGCAGGATGACCGCTTGGAGGTCGAGATAGTCGGCTGGGGCCGGGGTGAGGAAAGCTGGTCGATTGCCTATGAGACGATGTACGGCGACCCGTCGTCGGCGGAACTGTGGAACCGCTTGGACATCACGCTGGCACGCAAGTTTGACCATCCGCGCGGCGAGATGGTGATCAGGTCGGTGTGTGTTGACTCTGGTGGCCACTACACCCAGCAGGTCTACAACTATGCCCGCCTTCGGGCTGGCCGCCGCGTTTTCGCCATCAAAGGGATCGGCGGCGAGGGAAAGCCGATTGTGGGCAGGCCGACGAAGAACAACATCGGCAAGATCAACCTATTCCCGGTCGGCACCGACACGGCGAAGGAAATCGTCTACGCGCGGCTGAAGATCAAGGAAGAGGGCGAGGGTTACTGCCACTTCCCGGTAGGTCGCAGCGAAGAGTATTTCCGCATGCTGACGGCAGAAAAGAAGGTCACCCGGTATTTCAAAGGCAGGCCGAGGACCGAGTGGGCGAAGGTGCGGACACGCAACGAGGCGCTCGACTGCCGGGTCTATGCGACGGCGGCTTTGGCCATCCTGAACCTAAACCTAGAAGCTGTTTACAGTCAGGCCCAAAATCAGGTATCATCCGACAGGCAAGACAGGTCCGCGCGTAGGCCTGCGATGCCTATGCGAAGCGGGTTCGTCCACGGGTACAAATAATGGCCAATCTTTTCGACGCTGCCAATGCTCCTGAAGGCGAACCGCTAGAAGTTGTGGTTGGCGACTTCTTGCAGTGGAAACGCTCTGATCTTGTTCAGGATTATCCTCTGGCATCCTACAGCGCGCAGTACGTTGCACGCATCACAGGCGGCGGCTCAAGCGAAGTGATCCTGCCAGCAACAGAGACGGGCAACACCTATCTGTTCACCGTGAGCAGCGCGACCAGCGCGGGGTTTGAGGCTGGCCTGTATCACTGGCAGCTTGAGGTGATCCAAACCTCGACCACCAATCGTATTGTTGTGGATCGCGGCGAGTTTACGGCCATCGTTGACTTGGATGTCAACGGCTCTGACCCGCGCTCTCACGCTCAGATCATGATTGGCAAGATCGAATCCATCTTGCAGGGCAAAGCCGACAGCGACGTTGGCAGCTACTCAATTGCGGGTCGATCTCTGACCAAGATGTCATTTGCTGAACTGATGGACGCCCGCGACCTGTACAAGGCCGAGTTCCAGCAGGAAGTCGTCAAGGACCGCATCCGGCGCGGTAAAGCTTCTGGGGCAACGGTGAAGGTGCGCTTCTGATGGGACTCATGGATTTCTTCAAGCGCCAGAAAAAGGCAACCGGGAAGCGGGATTATCTGGCCGCCTCCAAGGGTCGCCTGTACATGGACTTCAAGGGCAGCAACAAGTCTGCCGATTCCGAGATCCGCTGGGTGCTGCGGGATCTCCGCAACCGCGCCCGCGATCTGGAGCGCAACAACGAATACGCCCGGCGCTATCTGCAATTGATGCAGACCAACGTGGTCGGCGAGAATGGGTTTCGCCTTCAGTTGAAGGGCCGGAACATCGATGGCTCTATCGACATGGCTGGCAACAACATCATCGAAGGCGCGTGGGCCGAGTTCTGCCGCCTCGGCGGCCCGACCGTTGACGGCAAGATGTCGATGGCCGACCTGTCGAATGCCGTTGTGCGCGGCGTGAAGCGTGACGGCGAGGTGTTCCTGCACATCGTCCGCAAGTCCTACCTGCGGCACGGCATCGGCGTGCAGATCATTGAGCCTGACCGGGTCGATGAGCAGATGAACGAGACGCTGCGAAACGGCAATCAGGTTCGCATGGGAGTCGAACTGGACAGCAAGACCCGCCGGGTATCTGCCTATCACGTTCTGGTGAACAACCCCGGCGACTATGATTACACCACGACGACCACGGGCATCTTCCGTGAGCGCATCCCGGCTGACCAGATCATGCACGTCTACAATCAGGAGCGGGCCGATCAGACGCGTGGTGTGCCTGAACTGGTGACGGCGATGCCAGCCCTGAAGATGCTGCACGGCTATCGTGAGGCTGAACTGGTGGCGGCCCGTGTCGGCGCGGCCAAGATGGGCTTCTTCACGTCGCCCGCTGGCGATGGCTTCACGGCTGACGGGTTCGAAGACACCTTCACGCCGATCTATGACGCCGAGGCAGGCACGTTCCACCAGCTTCCGGCTGGCGTTGACTTCAAGGCCTTCGACCCGACACACCCGACATCGGCCTTTGCTGACTTTGAGAAGGCAATCCTGCGCGGCATCGCTGGCGGGTTGGGCATCAGCTACACCGCGCTGGCCAACGATCTGGAAGGCACGTCTT